TCTATGTAATGGGTTTTGGTTTACAGCCCGATCTGGTAGGCCAGTGACCTTTGACAATGTCATCTCTCATCTATGCCAAGCACGTAAAGCAGATGCTTCTTCAAGGAAAATAGAAGAAACAGATGGTTTGTACTTGGGCTTAGAAAAACGAGAGATTTGGTTCTTTGCTAGGATGTCCTCAGATTCAAACCAGATATGCAACAAAGGTCGCATTGTCTGGAATATATCTTCTGGAGTTGAGAACGGAAGTTCTCATAATCATCCTGAGTAGAATTCCCTTAGTCAGAGTATCTTCGGTGATTTTAAAAGAGAAGAGATTTGATCTCTTATTAATGTAACATCATCATGAGCCTTTTTATAAGACTCAAGATAAAGTGATCTGTGGATCCGGGCTTCTTCCGTTGCCCAAGGCCCAACAGACGCTACATATGTCGATGCTGACATTTGAAGAAATTTTCATTTCAAGTCAGACGACCTATTAAAATTATTTTGAAGATGCTTGATCACAGTGTCAAAGAAGACTTTATAGACTTTAGCTTTAGGAACAAAATGAGACATTTTGAACTCAAAATAAGGTCTATCAAGGATAAAAGAACGAAATAATAAATACATTTCGTTCGATGATTGGGGTAAGGTTAGACCCAACCTTAGTTTATGGGCGATAGAGTTGTTTTTGGTAATATCAACTTTATAACCATATCCTAAGAAACGAATTGCTTCATTAGGAGTTAGTGAATATTTATTCATGAAACTCCGTAATGAAGAAAAGTTTCGATGGGCAGTTGATTGCTCAATGAAAGGTATTGGAGAAACATCAGTTCCTTCAATAACAGTTCGCTTTGCAAATTCAACACCTTTTCCCTCTTCAGAGATAATGGACTTAGCAAGTCCGACCTCAACACCAAGGGTCTTCAAGACTTTTAAATATCTTGAAGCTACCTGTCGATTCCAAATAAGGATATCATCTCCTAAAACAGCGTAAGCCGTAAAGAGAGTACCTCTTGGAACGACACCAGAGAACCAAGCGCAGTATTGAACAATGTAATGGTGAGTTAGAGCTAACATGGCTCAACTTGATAACGCCCCCATCGGCTGCCCAACCGTATATCGAACAAAGACGGGGTGTGGTTTCTTGTAGATAAGAGACCGGTCCCCAAGTTCAGATAAAGACGGAGTTTTATATTTCCGGGCAACCATCAATTTCACTCAGTGAGTA